CGAAAAGATTCTCTCACCTGTAGAATCTCCACTCAGTACACGCAGATAGCCTAGCAGACAAACTGCTGTGAAGACTATGCATTGTACTGGGAAACAGCACGCGCTACCCATAGGCGCGAATTTCAATAGTCTAACTTCCTTGTTTTCACTAGGAATATAAACAGTTGAAGACCGCGTAGCTAAGAGGTAGAAGAGGTAATCTCGGGGAAAGATCCCCTTGACTAACTCGACGTGCACTGAATCCGAAGCAGAACTGAGATCAATCGTGTCGGTAGATAAGTAGGTCGACCCGTGAAGGGCAGCCTCCCTACCTAACGTTTGATCGCCTAGATTTACGAAACGGGATATTAACCCGCGCTGGATGGCCTTGTTGAGACCACGCCAGACGGCCTGTTGCATATACATGTAGCCGTTAGGCTCCATGCAGATACTCCGGGACTTCGTGACGTCCTTAGGGACGAACTTCAATCTAGAGACCCCAGCTTTGCTTGAGTTAGTGTGCGGCACGAAGTTTATGCCGAACAGCCGCTCGTCATTATACATGACAGAGTTGCTACGGAAGGCGTAAGCTATCTTCGAGTCTAGTTCAAGCGCGTTAAGCTTGTCCCAAACATCAATCACCTTTCGCTCAGCCACTCTGCCTCCTCCAAATTTTGGAATGAGGGCAGACTGATCGAGACGCGGTAGAATGATATCCACAATTTTTCGGAGGTTTCCGATAGTTGTGGGATTCAAAGTCAACCCGCGCAACCGTTCCTCGATCCCGTACCACTCGCGTAAGGCAGTGGTATGAAACTCAGGGTCTTCATACTTAGCTTTCTTCCCGAAACGGAGGAAAGTGAATATGAATTTGAGAGTCGTAGGATCCCCGGTACGATACCAGTGCAAGTACTCCCTGTAAATGGGAGTTTTCTGAAACTTGCTTTCGTATACTCTTATAGAAGAGTCGCTGCCCGTTTCGAACGTCGTTGAGACAATCGAATCGAAAAGCCCGGAGAAAACCTTAACCGTGTCCTTCACATTATGTTGAAGGAGCATGTCCAAGAAGTTTAAAACTACTTGGCGCGG